CCGGGCTCATCGTCCCTGCGAATGAAGTTGACCACATCGAGACCATCGCTGCGCGACCGGACCTCCGCTTGGTTCGGAGCAATGTCCGCCCGCTCTGCAAGCCATGTCACTCTGGGCGAACTGCCGCCGGCAACGTCGACCGTATCAAGGGATGCGACGCATCAGGCGCGCCCGTTGACCCGGATCACCCTTGGAATGGGGCTACCTCGATCATCCGCTGACGGGGGGGGGAGGTCGAAAGTTGGAGGCCTTCCGGTTCTAGACCGCGCCCCACCAGTCTTTCCGCTAAATCGTAAGGAAAAAGCTGATGGCACAGCGCGGCCGGAGATCGGCGGCGGCGCTATCCGTGGTCACGTCCCTGCCGGGGCAGAGACCGGAACCGCCAGCCGAATTGACGCAGGAACAGGCTGAGGAATGGCGTGCCGTTGTCGGCACGAAGCCGGCGGATTGGTTCACGCGCGACAACCAGGCGATGATGGTCGACTACTGCCGGCACATCGTCCTGGGGCGTCGCATCGCCGAGCAGATTGACCGCTTCGACCCGGCCTGGATGGCCGACGACGAGGGCCTGAAGCGGTTCGACAAGCTGGGGGCCATGCTGGAGCGTCACACGCGCACGATCGCCTCCTTGGCGACCCGCATGCGGCTGACCCAGCAGAGCCGGTACAACGCGCAATCGGCGAACACGGCGGCCAGCCGTAGCGACGGGGCTAGTGGTGCTCGCCGGCCCTGGGAGTTCCAGGCGGGGTGACCCGCGGCGACCGGAACATCGCCTGGATTGAACAGGTCTGCCGCGTCCCGGAGGGGCGCCTGGTGGGGCAGCCGGTCCAGTTGCGCGAATGGCAGCGCGGCGTGATGCGTTCGATCTACGACAGCCCGACGCGCCGGGCGGTGATTAGCTTCGGCCGGAAGAATGGCAAGACGGCACTTGCCTCGTTCCTGCTCCTGCTGCACCTCTGCGGGCCGGAGGCGCGGCCGAACAGCCAGCTTTTCAGCGCCGCTCAGTCGCGCGACCAGGCCAGTATCCTCTTTGCACTGGCGGCCAAGACGGTCCGCATGAGCCCGGACCTGTCCCGCTACGTCACGGTGCGCGACACGGCCAAGCAACTGGCCTGCGGCGAGCTGGGCACGCTCTATCGGGCGCTCTCTGCCGACGCCGCGACCGCCTACGGCCTTTCGCCGGTCTTCGTGGTGCATGACGAGCTTGGCCAGGTGAAGGGCCCCCGCTCGGAGCTGTACGAGGCGCTGGAGACGGCGACCGCGGCGCAGGAAAGCCCGCTTTCGGTGGTCATTTCCACCCAGGCGCCGACCGATGCCGACCTGCTGTCGGTGCTGATCGAAGACGCAAAGAGTGGCCTGGACCCGCGGGTCAAGCTGCACCTCTACACCGCGCCCTTGGACCTCGATCCTTTCTCGGATGAGGCCATCCAAGCGGCAAACCCGGCCTTTGGAGACTTCCAAAACGCCGAGGAAGTGCGGGCTATGGCTGAGGACGCACGGCGCATGCCGTCGCGGGAGGCCGAGTACCGCAATCTGATCCTCAACCAACGGGTTGAGGCGTCTAGTCCGTTCGTTTCTCGGGGAGTGTGGGAGGCGAATGGCGCCGAACCGGCGAAGGACTGGAAGGGACTGCCGGTCTATGCCGGGCTGGACCTTTCAGAGACGAGCGACCTGACGGCGCTGGTCATGCTGGCGCCAAATGGCCGTGACTGGGACGTGAAGCCGGTGTTCTGGCTGCCCGGCGAAGGGCTGGCCGAGAAGGCGCGCAAGGATCGGGTGCCCTATGACCAGTGGGCCCGCGATGGGCTGCTAGAGACCACTCCCGGCAAGGCGATCGAGTACGAGTATGTTGCGGCCCGGCTGCGGCACTTCTTCGACATCTACGACGTCCGCTGCGTCGCCTTTGACCGGTACAACTGGAAGCACCTGAAGCCGTGGCTGGAGAAGTCCGGCTTCGATGAGGCTGAGTTGGAGCGGTTCCAGCAGTTCGGCCAGGGATTTGTGTCCATGAGCCCGGCGCTGCGTGACCTTGAGGTGGCGCTGCTGGGCGAACGGCTGCGGCACGGGCGGCACCCGGTGCTGTCCATGTGTGCGGCCAACGCCGTGGTTCAGATGGACCCGGCTGGCAATCGGAAACTGAGCAAGTCCCGCAGCCGCGGGCGCATCGACGGCATGGTGTCGCTGGCTATGGCGATCAGCGTTGCCGCTACCGTGGAGGAGGAGCCCAGTATGAGCGACTTCCTCTCCGCCCCGTTGGTCTTCTAGCACATGGGCTGGCTTACCAAGGCGCTTACGCGCGTCGCGGCCCGTTATGTCGGTCCCGAGGATATCCGCCTCGTGCGGGCGCTCGGCGGCGCAGAAAGCTACGCCGGCAAGACTGTCAGCGTCGATAGTTCGCTGGGGCTTGCGGCCAATTGGGCGTGCGTCCGGCTGATTTCGCAGACCGTCGGCACGCTGCCAGTCGAAATCGCAGAGTGGGACGGCACATCTTGGCGCCCCACGAGGTCGCATTCGCTCTATGGGCTAATGCACGACGCCCCGAATGCTGACATGAGCGCAGTAGAGTTCTGGTCAGCCATGGTTATGGCCCTGATGACTTGGGGCAATGCCTACGCCGAGGTGTTTCGGGCCGGCGGGCGCGTTATTGCCATTGCTCCGTTGTCGCCGCGGCTGGTGGTGCCCTGCCGTCGCAAGGACGGCGCGCTCGAATACCGCTACAGCGACCCGGACGGCTTCCGGGTGATCGGGGAAGAGAACGTCCTGCACGTCAAGGGCCTGTCGCATGACGGGTTGATCGGCCTTTCCCCTATCGCTCACGCGCGGCACGCCCTCGGGCTGGCCATGGCGGCGGACGAGGCGGCCGGGAAGCTGTTCAGCGACGGCCTGCGGGTGCCGGGCCATTACGTTCTGCCCAACATCCTTTCGGCGCCGGACCGCGAGAAGATGCGCGAGGCCGTTGCCGCCTGGCACGGCGCACAGGCAGCCGGTCGGGCTCCGGTCCTTGAAGGTGGGATGAAGTTCGAGAGTGCGACCATGCCGCCGCAGGACGCAGAACTCCTGGCGACGCGCTCCTTCTCGGTCGAGGAGATCTGCCGCTTCTACGGAGTGCCCCCATACATGGTCGGGCACACCAGCAAGTCGACAAGCTGGGGGACCGGGCTTGAGCAGCAGATGCTCGCCTTTCACCAGCTCACCCTTCGGCCGATCCTGAAAAACATCGAGCAGGCCATTCGCCGCCGGCTCCTGACGCCGGCTGAGCGCGGGCGGATCTCGATCGAGTTCAACGTTGAGGGGCTGCTGCGCGCGGACAGCCAGGGCCGCGCCGAGTACCTGCAGAAGATGGTCGGCGGGCCGATCATGTCGGTGAATGAGGGCCGGGCGATTGAGGGCCTGCCTCCCAAGCCTGGCTGCGATGACGTCGTAACGCAGTCGAACATGATGCCAATGCAGAGCCTCGGCGACGCCACTAGCCGCGACCAACTGCCGGCACCCAACGCACGCACCCTGGAGGGCGACGAATGACAGACCGTTTTATCGGCCCGCTAGAGGTCAAGTTCGCGAATGACGACGCGGGCGAGTTCGAGGGGTATGGCTCAGTCTTCGGGAACGTCGATAGCCACGGGGACATGATTGTCCCCGGTGCCTTTGCAGCCAGCCTGGCGCAGCACAAGGCCCGTGGCGGCCTCCCGACCATGTACGCCCAGCACGGCCCCGCCATGGGCGCAGACCCGCTTCCTGTGGGCGTGTGGACCGAAATGGAGGAGGACGCTCGCGGCCTCCGCGTTAAGGGCCGCATCTCCGCCCTCGACACCGACTACGGCCGCCGCATCCGCGCCCTGGTGCGCGACGGTGCGCTCAAGGGCCTGTCGATCGGCTACCGCGTCGCGTCCAACGGCGCCGTCTACGGCAAGAAGCCGGGCGAGCCGAAGCGCACACTGAAGTCTCTGCACCTGGTCGAGGTGTCGCTGGTGGATGCCGCCAGCAACAGCCTGGCCAAGGTCGAAAGCATCAAGGCACGCATCGCCGAGGGCGACGTGCCCACCCTTCGGGAAGTCGAGGAAGCCCTGCGGGAGCAGTTTGGCTTTTCTCGCGCCCAAGCCGCCGCGTTCGCCGCCGGTGGATACAAGAGCCTGATCGCTCGGGATGAGCGCGACGGTGAGGCGAAGCAAGCCGAGGCCAAGGCACTCGCGGACATCCGCGGCGCGCTGTCTGGCTTCTCCC